TAGAAACATGGAGTGAAAAAGGTTGGACAAAATTACACAGAGTAATTCGTCATAATTTGGCACCTCATAAAAAAATGATTAGAATTTTAACACATACAGGGTTAGTAGATGTTACAGATGATCATTCACTCATTTTAAAAAACGGCGAAGAAATATCACCAAACAATTGTGCAATTGGAACAGAATTATTACATTATGAAAATCCAAAAAATGAAATTCAATATAATGCTATTTCTGAAGATGAAGCTCAAATTATGGGATTCTTCTTCGGAGACGGAAGCTGTGGTAATTATGATTGTCCGTCTGGGAAAAAAAGTTCATGGGCTTTAAATAATTCATCAATGGAAATTATTAATAAATATTTGGAACTTTGTAAAAATGTTTATTCGGATTTTAACTGGGTAGTTATGCCTACTTTAAAAAGTTCCGGTGTATATAAAATAGCACCTAGATCTAGTAAATATGGACATATTTCTGAATTTGTCACGAAATATAGAAGTTTGTTATATTATGGTAAAAGTAAAATTATACCAAACGAAATATTAAACGCTAATTATAATATAAAATTAGCATTCTTTAATGGGTTATATGATGCAGATGGAGATAAAGATAAAAATGGATATATAAGAATCGACCAAAAAAATCAGGTTAGTGCAGCAAATATTTGTTTATTAGCACAAAGCATAGGGTTTTTAACATCGATTAATAGCAGAAAAGATAAAAATAATATTTATAGAATTACTATGACAAAAAACAAACAAAGAAAAAATATTTGTGCTATTAAAAAAATGCATGAAATAGAATACACCGGATATGTTTATGATTTAACTACTGAAAATCATCACTTTGCAGCAGGAATCGGAAATATGATAGTGCATAATACGGACTCAGTATTCTTCACGTTTAATTTGCAAACTCCCGATGGAGAACCTATCCGCGGTAAAAAAGCCCTCGATATTACAATCGAATTGGCACAGGAAGCTGGTCACTTAGCATCGTCATTTTTGAAAGGACCACATGATTTAGAATATGAAAAAACATTTATGCCATTTTGTTTGTTATCGAAGAAAAGATATGTAGGCATGTTGTATGAAACAGATTCTACAAAATGCAAACGAAAAGAAATGGGAATTGTGTTAAAACGTCGTGATAATGCACCCATAGTTAAAGATGTATATGGAGGTATTATTGATATTTTGATGAAAGAAAAAGATATACAAAAATCAATAGCGTTTTTAAAATCATGTCTCCGAGACATTGTAGAAGAAAAATATCCGATTGAAAAACTAATTATAACAAAATCGTTGCGGTCTGGATATAAAAATCCACAACAAATCGCACACAAAGTATTGGCTGATCGCATCATGGAGCGTGACCCAGGAAACAAAATTGGTTCAGGTGACAGAATTCCATTTGTTTATATAAAACATCCTAGCTTAGAACCTGCGATTGAATCTGACCCGGAACCAGAATCAACAGTCGAAATTCAGAATAATCCACCTGAACCTGAACCTGAACCGGAGCAAGAAGTTAAAAAAGGTAGATGTCGAAAAAAAGCACCAGCCAAACCAAAACTGCCTCCAAAACCAAAAAAAGTAAAAGTACCAAAAATAAAACTATTACAAGGTGATAAAATAGAAACACCAAAATACATAGCGGAGAAAAATTTGAAAATAGATTACGGCTTTTATATTACAAATCAAATTATGAAACCAGTTCAACAAGTGTTTGCTCTTGTATTAGAAAAAATATGGAAAATGCAAAATAAAGAATTAAAGATTCAAAAATTCAAACAAGAAATAGAAGAATTAAAGATGTTGTATAATAATGATACAGCAAATGAAAAATATCAAACAAAATTAGAACAAATGAAAAATAAAGAAATTAAAACCCTTTTGTTTGATGAGTTTTTACAATAATTATTTGAAAATTTTGACTAACATATTTGTTTTGAATAAAACCATTTTTTTATTAACTCTAGTAGTGAATTTTTATTCTCTGTTTCGATTTTTGATATTCTTTCTTCCAAATATTCACTGCGTTTTGTTAATTCATAAATTATCTCGTAAAGATCCTTATTCTCATAAAGTTTCTTATAATTACTTATATTTTCAACTTTTTTTATCAATTCATCTTCAAAATAAACAACATCAATGTCATCAATATTTTGACTATTAGCTTGTGGAATATTTTCAAAATCTAATTCTTTATCATAATAATCTACATCATCAGTGACGCCTGTTTCTACCATTTCATCTTCGTCATGTTCGTCATCTTCGTCATCTTCGTCATCTTCGTCATCTTCGTCATGAGGATCTTCCCAAAAATTTATTTTGTCATATCCTCTTGCATCATTAAAATTAACAATTATATTCTCTTTTTCTAATTTATTTAGAATCGAAAATACACTTCTATTGTGTAATAATGCAATCTCTTGAATAGTCAATTCTTGTAATTCATATTCACGTTCCAATGAAATTATTTCATTTATATTCCATTTATAACGATTTCTTCTTGTTAATTCTTTTGATGACATGTTATTTTATAAAATAATATAAAATATTTTTATATTATTTTTCAATTGTAATATAATTTTTGCATTTGATAAATCATCCACGCAAATTATTTAAATCAAATGTAATCTTTTGAACATTTCCATTTTCACTAATATCAGGAATGTATTTTAATAATAATTCACTAAATGTAGATCCATTACATCCTATAAATACATTGTTGCAACATTTACCTATTATTAAATCGATAATTGCATTCAATTCACGAGCGTTTTGATAATCTTTAAATTTTTTATCTACAAACATAATATTATAACCATTTTCTATCATAAATTGAACAATATCATTATTTGTATCACCAGTTAATACTAAAGTGGTATCAGTTTGTTGAATATTATTTTGTATCATTTTTATATATTTTGTGATTAACATTTTTTTGAAAATATTTGGATTCATATTATTTTGCTTTGACCAATGTTGTATACCATCGTCTTCAATTCTTAAATGAATTACATTTATTATTTGTTTAATGTTTCCATTTGGTTCATTTGATTCAGTTAGATCATTTGGTTCAGTTAGATCATTTGGTTCAGTTAGATCATTTGGATCAATTGGATCAATTGGATCAATTGGTTCAGTTAGATCATTTGGATCAATTGGTTCAGTTAGATCATTTGGTTCATTTCTATGAGTTATATTATTAGGATTACCAATAACTTTTTCACAAATATAATTAACTGCGTATTCATGTAAATATTTACTAAAATATATATTATTGTAAATTTCATCAATAAAAGCTAGTAATTTTCTATTATCGTGTTTTTTTGCTAAAGTTATAACATCCCATGATATAGGTATAAATGCACTACTCTTAATATTGAATCCATCCACTATTTTAAGATTGTATTTTTGTAAATAGTTATTCATTTCAATTAAGTTAAATACTTGTGATATTGAACAATAATTATTTGTATTAATTTCTGTTAAAAATTTATCGATTATTAGTAATTCTTTTTTATTTCTTATACAATATAATATTCCCGAAACTAATGATAATAATTGATTACATAAACCATAATTATCTTTATTCACTAATTTTAAAAAAAAAACGTTGGACATTATTTTATTAATAGTTTAAATTTATTTTTATTTTTAAACGATATTTCTTGATTCACTATTTTCACTATTAGAACTTGACCCACTATTTCTATGCTGAAAGCGATTTGTGTTATTAACGATTGTTTCAAATAATAATATATTATTCGATGGATCAAACATAAAACGACTTTCGCCATTTTCTTCAAAATTATTATTATTTCTCTCAAATAGATCATTAATTGTCTCCATTGCTAATGTAGATAGACTATTTGTGATACTGTTAAAATTACTTTCAATAGTTGGTGTATTCGAATATAATCTACGTGAAGTTTGGTTCGTTCTTCTATGTAAATTATTTGAATTATTATCATTATCACTTCTCTCAGAAGATTGCCTATTTTGTCTTTCTCTTTGGTTATTATTTTGTCTTTGAGTTTGGTTCTGAGTTTGTGTTTGTGTTTGTGTTTGTGTTTGTGTTTGTCTCTCTAAAGGAACATTTGAATCATTATAATATTCTCGAATATCATATCTACACATTGGACAACGAACGTTTGACTGAAACCATATATTTAATTGTCTTGTATTAAAATTATGATTGCAATGCAATATTTGAGTAATTATATCAGTTTCTTGAAATGTTTCCAGTGAAATAGGACATGTTGTATTAATCGGATTTTCAATTTCACTAAATTGTATTTCGCGTGTAGCACATGCTATTTGTTCTCTCGTAGGTATAACTGGTACATTTGATTGAAAATCCATTATATTCATAAATGAATCTATCAAATTATTTGATAGGGTACTAGGACGGAAATTAAAATGTTGCATATTTTCGACTATATAAGGTATTCCATTTATATTTATTCGCGCATTAGATGTTCTATTTTGGTTATGGTTGGGTTGATGATTGGTTGGATGGTTGGTTGGATGGTTGGTTGGATGGTTGGTTGTATTGTTTCTATTTCGTTGATATCTAGATGTTAAATATTCATCATTTGTATTACTTCTATTAATTGTATTTATACGATTCCATATATTACTAATATCAATTCTCATAGATTGTAATAAATTATTTTGATGTAATAATTCATTATATATTTGATTTAACATTCCCCTCTCTCTATCACGTTCTCTATCTCGCTCTCTATCTGCCCGTCTTTCATGTTCTATATTATCATGAATATCATAATCATTGACTCTATTTAAATTTCTACTACGTAATCTATTTGAATAGACAATATTGCATTCTCTACATCTTAGTATGTTATTGTGATTATAGCCAAATAAATTTGAACTATTACTGTTTAGATTTTCATTCACTCTATTTACATTTGTATTTGGGTTGATGCTACCGTTAGTATTCATATTTTGTGATGAATCTAAATTAGGTGATAAAGATCTATTTTCATCATCATCGTATAATTCCATATTAAACAAATTGTTACTCATATTATTAGTAGATTTATTGATAATATAAAGTATTATAATAATATATTATTTATACATCTATTTAAATATATGTATAAATAATTATAATAAAGCTAAATTACTTTATATTAATAATTGAAAAGCAATAAAATACTTATATGGAATTAAATGATAAGTATAAAAATAAAGGTTTATCTGGATTATGTAATCTAGGGAATACATGTTTCATTAATTCGTGTATGCAAATATTATCTCATACATATGAATTAAATGATTTTCTAGAATTAGAAACATACAAAGAAAAATTAAATAATAAATATGACAGTGCTCTTCTAATTGAGTGGGATAATTTGAGAAAAATTATGTGGAAAGAGAATTGTATAATATCTCCTGGTAAATTTGTAACAACAATACAAAAAGTAGCAAAATTAAAAGATATTGATATTTTTACTGGTTTCGCTCAAAATGATGTATCAGAATTTTTATTATTTATTATTGATTGCTTTCATAACACATTATCTAGACAAGTTAAAATGTCAATAAATGGAACCCCTGAAAATGACAAAGATAAAATAGCAATATTGTGTTTTAATATGATTGAAAAAATGTATAAAAATGAATATTCCGAAATATGGAATTTATTCTACGCAGTTCATGTTTCACAAATAAAATCTTTAGAAACAAATGAAATTTTAAACAATAGTCCTGAGCCATTTTTTATAGTAAATTTACCTATACCAGAACATAACAAAAATCCTACACTTTATGACTGTTTTGATTTGTATATATCAGAAGAATTGTTTGAAGGCGATAATGCATGGTACAATGAAAATTCAAAATCGTATGAGAATGTGAAAAGACAAATATTATTCTGGAGTTTTCCAACGATTTTAGTAATAGATTTAAAACGATTTTCAAATAATAATAACAAAAATCAAAAATTAATCAATTTTCCTATTGAAAATTTGGACTTAGCAAAATATGTAATTGGATATAAAAAAGGAGATTATGTCTACGATTTATATGGAATATGTAATCATAGTGGAAGTGTTCACGGTGGTCATTATACTGCTTATGTAAAGAATGCAAATGATAAATGGTATAATTTTAATGATACGAGTGTTTCAGAAATAAATCCGGGTATGTTAATTAGTTCAAAGGCATATTGTCTTTTTTATAGAAAAAAAATAATTCGTTAATGTATATACATTTATACAAATGGTATTAAATGAATTAAGTAAAAATAATGTTAATTCTACGACATCGACATCTACGTCTACACCTACATCGACATCTACGTCTACACCTACATCGAGACATACATCGAGACCGACATCGACATCTACGTCTACACCTACACCTACTAATCATCCAAATGTTTCATTATATGTGAATAAAAATAATTCAACATCTACATCTACATCTACATCTAACCCTAGTTCCAGTTCCACTACTACACCACAGCCTAGTACAACAACAAATTCTTCATCAACACCATCAGTTTATGATACAAATGATAATAATATATATAATTTTCCATTATTACATGGTGGAAATAGTAGTAGTAGTAGTAGTAGTCGTCATTTTTCTGAAACACTAAAAAATTTCAAATTAACCCCTGCAGTTTTAATTATTTTTCTAGTAGTAGTAATAGTTTTTGTATTGTTATTTACTTCATTAACTTCTTTAGGCAAAACAAATTCAAGTGATTCTAGCGATTATAGTAATTCTAGCGATTCTAGCGATTCTAATAGTGGTAGTAAATCTCATATTATAACAATAATAATTATCGTTGTAATAGTAATTGCTATATCATTTTTATATAGAAAATTTGAAGATACTACTATTATTGCATCAATAAAAAAATTATTTACAAAAAATCCACAAGTAAATGTAATAGCTAGTAAAACACCTCCATTACCTTTACCTAGTTCTCAATCTTCGGATAAGAATAAAGATAAAGATGACGAGGTTCGCGAGATTAAATTATATAAAGAAGTTTTTAATATTCCAGGTAATAATTATACTTATTCACAAGCACAATCTATATGCACTGCTTATGATGCTAAATTAGCTACATATGATGAATTAGAAGATGCTTACATTAAAGGTGCGGAATGGTGTAATTACGGGTGGTCAGAAGGTCAAATGGCATTATTTCCAACACAGAAAAAAACTTATAATACATTACAAACAATAAAAGGTCATGAACATGATTGTGGACGACCAGGGATTAACGGTGGTTACATGGCTAATCCAAATGTTCGTTATGGTGTTAATTGTTACGGACATAAACCAAAAAGAACAAAAGTTGAAAAAGAATTGATGGAAAACACTGCTCCCTATCCATTAACCAAAGAAGATATGTTAATGGAAAAACAAGTAGACTATTGGAAACAACAATTACCAAATATCATCGTATCACCATTTAATAATAATCGATGGACTAAATTTTAGAAATAAAAAATAAAATCAACTATAACTAAAATAACTGAATATATAAATGGGCGAAATAGGTGAAATGGGTGAAATGGGTGAAATGGGTGAAATGGGTAAAATGGGTGAAATAGGTGAAATGGGTGAAATGGGTGAAATAGGTGAAATAGGTGAAATAGATTTTGTGGTTCCATTGTGTAAAAATAATATGATAATTAGAACAACGATTGAATCGATTGTTTATAATTATCATCCAAGAAATATATATATTATAACTAATTCAGCTGATTGTATCTATTTAGATAATGATTCAAAAGAATGGAATATTGGAAACACTATTATTACCAATGTAAATGAAGAGGATTTTTTCTTTAACAACTACAGTATAACTAAAGATGATATCGAGAAATTTTATACCTTTATAGATAGTGACTCGAGAGAATTCGGATGGTGGTACCAACAAATATTAAAATTAGGTGCTTTTAAACAAATCGAAAATCTATCTGATCCATACATTGTTTGGGATTCTGATTTGATTGTTTTACAAAAATGGAATTTATTTGATTCAAATGATGGTATGTATAAATTTGCCATCTTACAAGAATGCTCCAAGAATGAATTTAATAAAAATGAATATGCAAAATCTATAAAAGAATTACTAGGATTAAATTCAATCGAACCAATTATTAAAGGTACATTCGTACCACATCATTTTGTAATGCATCATAAAGTTTTGGAACATTTTTTTTCTTTTATAGAAGAGAAACACTATCAACAATCATGGATAAAAATAATTATGTCATTATCAAAAAGACATTATCGATTTAGTGAATATAAAAGTTTGGCTACATTTATGCAAAAATATTTTCCGGAGTTGTTGTTATTCTATCCTTTTGAATTATATGGTAAAAATGGAATACGTTATAGAGATTCGATTGATATTATTAAAAAAATAAAGGATTTTTGTGTCAGTGAGAGAGATAATAGTTTGACTTATAATAAGTTCAAAGAATTCACTAAAAACAACTATGATTTTGAGCCGTCTTATATTCAAATAGAGCATGTAGATACCTAGATACGTAATACATAAGTATTTTTATTATTTACTCAAATAAATAATAAAAACTTCTTTGTACAATACAATACAATACAATACAATGGAATTTAGAATCGACGACTCAACAACAAATAAAAAAATGTCCTACTTAAAAGCAGATGACAATAAAATCATCAATGAAAAATGTATAAGATGGGTAAAAAAAATAGATCAATGTTTGTATGTTTGTAATAAATCTGAGGGATGTGACGTTAATATTGGTACTCATAAAATATGCAAATTGAATAATCCAGATAGTTACGATAAACTGAATAAATATTTTGAAGAGTAATTTTAGATAGGTAACAATTTTGCTGTTTTTTTATGTTTTGATTCTTTTGATTTTTTTGATTCTTTTGTGGCGTTATTTTTTATTGATTTTTTATTTTTCGATTTCTTTGATTTCTTAGAACCATGATCATTCGCATTGACTTTGTCCAACAATTCTTCATAAATTTCATCCGAAATTTCGTTATCATCATTTACATCCGTATCTACATATATATTTTTGTTTGTGTTTGTGTTTGAGTTTGTGTTTGTGTTTGAATTTTTGTTTGTGTTTGAATTTTTGTTTGGAATATGATTATAAAATAAGCCAAACGGAACAGCCATACTTTTAATATTTCCATTCTCATTGTTACCACCTATCATTGCATCTAATTGTTCAATAGGCGATCCACCATGATGTAAGTTATGTATCAAAAATTTCGAATTAACTGTAAAACCTCCAGCCATGATATTACCATTTGATGATTTTGAAAAAACCATATCATGCTCTTTCATAAAATGTACATTTTTGTCTTCGTCTTCGTATTCGTTTATATCTTTTATTATCTTTTCATGTAAATCATTTGACATAATAACACAATATATATATTTATATTATAAATATATATTTATATATCTTGTATCGTAAAATTAAATTTATTTTTCGTTATTGACATTATTATAATATCTTTTCAATTCCATTGTGGTTTTTGTTTCTCTCCGTTTTTTTAAATAATCAATTATTTTTTTGACTTGGTCTTCGTTTTTAATAATTTCAGATAAACATGTTTCTACATATGTAAATGTTAATGGAGTCGTTGTTTGTGTTTTTACTAATTTGATACGACCATCTGTAATATTAATCACTGAATTTGGTGACAACTCACCGTTTGATATTATAGATTCGAGTAATGAAGACTTTTTCTCTCGAAGTTCCTTGGTTTTTTCCTGCAATAATTTGTATTGATTATCTAATATTATCCATTGTTGTATTTGTTTTTCCATGTTTTTATATAATATATTGTAATAATTAATTAAATTATATTTATTTTATTTTTTACAAATATAATTTTGAGGTTTTATGGTGTTACGGCGTTATGGTCTTATTCTGTTATGATGTTATTCTATTCATTTATTTTCTATATTTTTTGGTCATTTTACCTTTGTAAGATTTTTTTTGACCCTTAGATTTTGATCTAGGACCATAATATTGTTGTAATCCTAAAAGTACTAAAGGAGCTACAGCATCACCAATCATTTGATTCCATACTCCACCTCTTTGATATTGATTTTGGTTTTGATTTTGGTATTGTCTATTGTTTTGTTTTTGAAATTGATTCTGGAATTGATTTTGATATTGGTTTTTCTTTTGATATTGATTTTGGTATGACATTCTTGGGTATGGCATTCTTGGGTATGGCATTCTTGATCGTCCTCCACCAGTTTGTGATGGTTGCATTGCACTTGCACCTGTTTGTGCAGCATTCGTAATAAATTGATTTATTCTAGGATAATCTACTGCATTACTATGTGCATAAGTGCTACTATCAGATGTTTGCAATTGTTGATTTAATGATCCGTTAACAGTAACCCCATTTTCTGATGCACCAATTCCGTTTGGAGTAGAAACGTATAAAGATTCACCAAATTGAGTATTAGGGTTAACGTAACCACCCATCATCATTTTACGCCCACGTCTATGTTTTCTCAAACTTCTTTTTCCATTTCTACCATGGTATTTAGTGTAATGTTTCATTTTCTTTACTTTTTGAGTGTATGTTATATATTATATCTATAAAAAAATATACTAAGAATTAAGAATGTTTGTTTAATATTGATTTATTACGAACTAAATATAACAATAAAATGATATTTACTAAAATGATCAAAATATTGATTAATATTAACGACAAACCAATATACATATAGGGAGTCATGATACTTACTACAACATCTAATATAGGAGTTAAAAATGTTTTGATTTCTTTTTTAATATCTTCTCTTTTTAAAAGTGCTAAACATTGATTCACCAATGTATCTTTCATATTAACGTAATAGTAATAGATTTATTTAATATTATTTTTTTATATTTTTTGCGTGTTGATACAATATAATTTTTCTATAGAACCAATAAATATAAATTATCAAATTATCAATCACATGGAAAATATTTTTGAACCGAATGAAAATTTCAATTTTGAAAATATTACTTTAGGACAACCGAATGCTATTCAAGGTGGCGCATATTTTACTAAAATATTATATAACAATAAATCACTTTATATTCAATGTCCTAAATGTGTATCAAAACAAGGTGTTATTAAAAATGGGAAAAAAATGTATATTGATTTATTATTTAATAATAGCGATGAATCGATAGTTCAATGGTTTATTAATTTAGAAAGTACATGTCAAAAACGTATATTTGAAAAATCGAATGAATGGTTTCAAAATCCTCTAGAATTATCAGATATTGAATCCGCGTTTAGCAGTCCTATTAAAGTGTATAAATCATGTAAATATTATCTGTTAAGAAGCAACATTAAAACTAATTATTTAAACGGAAACCCTATGATAAAAATTTTTAACGAAAACGAAGAGAATAGAAACATTGATGATATTAATTCGGAAACAAATTTCATATCTATATTAGAGATACAAGGAATTCGCTTTACTACACGTAATTTTCAAATAGAAGTTGAAGCAAAACAAATTATGACGATGAATGTAGATATGATTTTTGAGAATTGTCTAATTAAAAAAAACACAAATAACATTGTAGTTCGTGATCTGAAAGATGTGAAAGATGTGAAAGATGTGAAAGATGATAAACACGTAGAACCACATGAAGAAATTTTAAGTATTGAAACACCTCATGATAATGATGATAATGATAATAATGATGATAATGACGAGGATCATGCTAATATACCAAAATCTACAAAAAAAGAAGAAGAAATCATAGATATTATACCAAATCTAGAAGAAATAAAAGAATATGATTTTGATGAAAATATTAAAGAAGAAGACACTTTAGATGAAACTAATAAAAAAGATATTGCTGATTATATTTTAAATGATATAATAGAAAACTCACAATTCAATAATAATGATACTCTAGGAATAGTTGGTAATAATAAAGGTCAGTCAAAAAACGAATCAAATGAATCAAATAAATCAAATGAACCAAATGAACCAAATGAATCAAATGAACTAATTGAATTAAATGAAATCACGTTGGATATCGAAGAATTATTGCCAGAAGATATAAATACTTTAGAAATACCTATCATCAAATTAAAAAAACCAAATGAAGTTTATTATGAATTATTTAATAAAGCAAAAATAAAGGCAAAAGAAGCTAAAAAAAAAGCTATTCAAAGTTATTTAGAAGCAAAAAAGATTAAGGAAACATATTTATTAGAAGATGTAGATTTAAGCGAAGAGGAAGAAAATGATGAAAATGATGAAAATGATGAAAATGACGAAAATGATTAAAATGATGAAAATGATGAAAACTACGAAAACGACGAAAATGATAAATTCGCATAAAACTAATTGAACAAATATTCATATTTATATGAATTAAAAATTATTTTTTAAAATTATTTTATCCTTAATTTTATATAATGAGCATGTCAACTTTATTTAAAAAGACAAAGTCAGAACATATATTTGTTTTAGTCATATGTTTATTCGTAGTAATTTATTTTATTTACAAATTTTACAAACATCTAGATTCTAAGGGTAAATATGGTTCAGAGAGTATGAATTCTTCTATGGGTTCACAATACAGTAACCAATCTAATGGTATGCAAGGAAATATGCAAGGAGGTGCACAAAAGCAAGTAAATTCTATTAATATTGACACTGTTATTTTACCTTCTAGTGCTGATGCTTTACAAACTAATATAACACCAGCACCTGTTATGTCAGGAACACAAACTAGTATGCCTGGTCTTCCAACATCATGCTCAAAACCAAATATTCAAAATCCTGCAGAATTATTACCAAAAGACGCAAACAGTCAATGGGCATCATTGAATCCTAATGGTAAGGGATTTTTATCCAATATTAATTTATTAAACGCTGGTTTCAATATTGGTATTGATACTATTGGATCAAGTTTACGTAATGCCAATCTTCAAATTCGTTCTGAACCTCCAAACCCACAATTGAATGTTGGACCATGGAATCAAAGTACTATCACTGCTGATTTCATGAGACCACCTTTAGAAATTGGTTGCGGATCACAATAAACACAACAACAACAACAACAACAACAAATTAAAAAGGTGTAAAATTTATCAAAATAACTACTTTTAATTTACATATTTTTCATTTTTAATGCAAAATATATAAAATAAGCTAATTATATAAAATAGATTTTTTATTTCATTTAATTTAATCAAATGACAGGTATGCAGATTTTAGGATATTTATTTGTCATATTAATTATTATTTTATGTTTAAGAATTTATTATGAATCTGATTCGTTTCAACTTAAATGTATTATATCAGGTGTAGATGGAAATCGATATTGTGTTCGCGATCGTAATAAAGTAAAACCCGCTGCAAATTTATTAGCTACTGTTACAACAAAATGTAAAGATTTAGTCGATTACGTAAACGAAAAATATCCAAATGATCCAAAAGTTCAACGTCTCGTGAAAGGATTCAATCCAAAAAAAATTAGTGAAACACTTCCAAATAGTGAATTAACTGCATATAGTGAGAATAAGGGAGAGAAAATTGCATTTTGTTTAAACAAAAAAAAAGAAGATAATGATAATTTAATTGATATTAATACTCTTACTTTTGTAGCAATTCATGAATTATCTCATATTATGACAGTTAGTATTGGGCACAAACAAGAGTTTTGGCAAAATTTTAAATTTTTATTGGAAAATGCTAAAACAGCGAATATATATATTCCTATTGATTATAAGAAAAAACCAGAAGAATATTGTGGTATGACCATATCAGATAATCCTTTTTATGATTTATAAATAAAAAATATATCGATGTAAAAACATGATTCTTATTTACTATTACACCTCAATAGTAAATAAAATGTGCAAACATACAAAACATACAAAACATACAAAATATACAAAACATACAAAACATACAAAACATACAAAATGTATTAAACATATTTGTTGTAAAAAAAATAGACAGAATATATATGACAACCATGGAAAAAACATTACCAATATATAAAATAAATCATTTAATCAATCAGAATACAATTGATAAAATATATGTTTTTTATGGTTATTTCCCTTTTGATAAAGATCTAAATCAATTATTTCAAGAAGATCCAACAAATAAATTGTTTTATCCATCCATTTTCAATGATGAAGAATTAAATAATATTAAAAATAATAATATCTCCGTTATTTTCCTAGAACAGCAAATTCATTTTGATGATTCAGTAGCAACTATAAAAATTAAAATCGCCGATGAATTTTCAAAAATTGACTATAAATACAAAACCATCGCTTTAGAGGAAATGTATTTGTTTTGCATGAAACAAGAAACTCTCAACGCTGTTTCTATTTATGAAACATTGACACAAAATAAACGATTTGGTTTAACAAAAACCAGGCTTTACAATTTTTTATTAAATATTATTCGTGACAGCGAAGGTAACCATGTAGATATACAGATACCCGAATCGATGAATAATAAAAACATTTTTGATTTTGATGATTTAATTTCATTGAATATCGATGGAAAAACATATTGGATGAATAAAGCGATTGGACAAAAATACTATTTAATAAATAGCGAATATCCATATGTATATAATCCATTTGATAATAGAAATCGAGATGATTTTATTGAACAAACCAAACGTGCTTTAACAACATCAAATAGTGAGCTTCTATTAAATACCGGAAAAATAATCAACAACAATATTTATTTGTGTTTGGCGTCTGACGTTTTGAATCAATTAAGCAGTGATATAAATACGGGTGTAAACAACGAGGAATACGTTATCAAAGTTTATTATCCATTCTTATTTTCAAACGACATTTTCTCTCTAACCGATCTTAATAAAAGACGTGAAGTTTTGATAGAAGAGA